GATGCACCGGATGCGGTTGCATGCACTGGTGTACCTTTTTGTAGTGTTCCTCCAGAAACATTTTTTACGATAGCTACAATTTCTTCAGCATAACCAAAAGATATATTTCCAGCGCCATCAGTTTTTAATATTTGTCGATCGACACCTAATCCGGTTGGATAGATGTTGCCACTCGCAGTAAGTGATGTAGTTACGTTTAATGAATTTAACGCGGCATCGGAGCCAGACGTTATGACCTTTTTCCAAGATGGCATATCGTTTTCCTTTTGTGTTGCGGTTGGTTACATACACTTATGCCGTGCGTGTGCCCACTTCCTTGCGGCCTACAACATTTATAATAAATATCACTGTTTTAGATATTGGTCTTGTAATTTTAGTATGATATTGTAGAATGTTTCTACTTGGTCTCCTCGAACAGCTACATCTTTAAGTATCATTAACAAAAATTCAATTTCTTGTTTTGTTAATTGTGATGTAGATTCTGGTTTGGGTTGTGACTTTAAACGATCAATTATGCTCATAACTTGTTTTTATTTTTATGCGTAAATAAATATGTCACCCGTGCTAGTATTAACATGTATTGTACCAAACCCATTTAATGCTCCGCCATATATTGGATCTGCAGCAGGAGCTGCTAAATTGGCTTCAACTGCTCCAGCAAATACTGCCGGTGTAAATGAATTATCCGTTGCATCGAATGATGATGTAAATCCCCACCGCGTTACGTTAGAATCATATCCATATAACTCGCCAATGTTTTGCGTACCTTGTTGTACAACAATTCCGCCATCACCTGTTGTATTAGAGCCTGAAGCAAACAATACAAATCGGTCCGCAACAAGCAAGTTTTGAGTGTTTTGAAATGATGCCGTACCTAATACAACCAAATCGCCCGTCAATGTTAATCCAACAAATTGAGGTGAGTCTCCTGTTTCTAATCCTAAATCTATGGTTGAACCAGCAACGCCGTTTGTTGTAAGTAGTGCTTGGCCTTGTGCTGGACTTGATAATACTGAAGAAGATACTACCGTGCTACCTGCTAATATTTGTGTTTGAGTAATGCTATCACCTAAATCAACGGAAATGCCAGCAATTGTTACTGCAGAATTAGCTAGACTGTTATTTGGAATAGCACTTAAACCAAATGTTAATGTATCACTACCAGCATTGGCTGAAATAGTTAAACCTTGTCCCGATGAAGATGCAAAGGTTAAGTTGCCATTTGCACCATTAGCTAATAATTCTGTGCCATCAAATGATGCTGTTGCAAATGCATTTTGTGTGGTTACTGATGTTAGATATCCGGCATCGTTATTTAGTTGTGAAATATTACTACCCGATACTACTACTTTTTTCCAAGTTGCCATGTTTTATGTTCCTATTTTATATAAATATGGGCATCAATCTAAACCTACAAAAAAAGATCCAGATGTAAAATATATTGCACCATTTGGCGCAGACCCCGTTAATTCTAAACTTTGCGTTGCTACAACAACAACGCCACTTTGTGATACTGTTAATATTGGTTCGTTATTAAAATTTTTAATTAAAAATATGTTGTTTATGTCACTTTTAATTTCCAATGATCCGGTAATTACTGCACTACCGGAGAAAGGAAATCCAGTACCAGATCCGCCGGCGTTTTCAGCATATGATGCGGTAATGGCATAACTAGCTGATATATTAAATAAAGAACCGGTTTGTAATTGTCCGGGGCGAAACTGCCTAGCCATTATGCCCATCTCCCTTTAACTACAACGACATCTTGTGCGGTTAATGTATATCCTAATGTTGTAGTATCAAATACAATTGTTTGTGTTGTGACATCACTCGGTGTCCACGTATATACTATTTTATCAATATATTGGCCATTAATGAATACGTCAAATTCATTTTTGTTAGCAACTGTAAATGTAACCGGATTAATTGCTGCCAATGCCGGAATGGTTATTGTAGTTGCATTTGAATATGTTGCAATCTCTTCAGTTAATTCGGTTAGATATGCCATTACTTGTGCATTAATTGTTACGGCACCAGACGGAGTATTAGCAACAACTTGTCCTCCGGAAAATATATTGGCTTGTTGTTGCAATATTGCAGCCGGTAATGCAATCGATTCAAAGATATTTTGTTCAACGTCAACTACTAGATCAAATGTAACTCTTTTTACAGAATACATTTTTTTCAATGTTGATAGCCTAGCTTCTTGTCCAGAAAGCAAAGTTGCTTGCACTGTTAATGGCAATGTTGCACGAACTAAACGATCTTCGCCAACGGTATTTACGGTTTCAAATGATATAGATCCAATCGTTGTTGCAAATTTATTTGATTCATTTCCCCACGCAAAACGACTATATGTAAATATTTGATCGACTAATTCGTTAAGTTGTGTAGTAAAATCACACCAAATCATCATTTCATATTCGACAGTTACATATTTTGGAATATCAACAATCATTACTTGTTGTGACGATTGTGGTTGTTGAAGTGGTATTGGAAATAATTCATCTTCATAACGATTTTTTTCATTATATCGTTGTCTATAAACAATTTGATTTCCAGCTTGCGGCCAATTAACATCCAATGTTTTAAATGAATCTCGTTCTGCTACTGAACTTCGTTTTAACATAATCAATGGCGATTGTAACATGCCCTTTTCATCACGTAAATATCCTAAACGTTGTACATTGTCCCATTTTTCGCCATTTGCATAAATTACTGGTACTGGTATAATAGTTTGTTGTGCTTTAATCTGTGGTTGAATTTCATTTTCAACATACCATTTAATGGCATAATCTACATCGTATAATGTTCTTTTTGGCGAACGAATTACATCATCATCTCGGCGCGTTTGCATGGACCGATCTAAAACACGATCACCGCGCATACTTTCTACAATATCCAAACTTGGTTTGTTTGTTTTGCGGTCAATATTGTTTCTATTCAGTCTAGGCATTAGATTCCTTTCCTAAATGCAGGAGATTGATTGCTACCCCCACGACGTATATCGGTGATATTTTGTGGTGTTTGGCGAGTTGTATGTGCATCACATAACACCGAAACGCTATATCCATATGCATTTCCATTTGGCCACGTATCTGGATTTTTGCCTACAAAATATTGATTTGATTCTACATTATCAATTTCATAGTATTCATTGTCCCAAAATATAATATCGCCAACCTCAGGATATAATGTAGCAGTTTCTAATAAATCTCGAGACAATGCAAATTGAGCTGTTCTAGTATATGAATGTCCATAATCATCCATTGTTGCTGATTTATTTTCTTTGGTTATGATGCATGGCATTAAAATGGAATTGTAAAAGCTTTTTTGTTCAGATTCACCATAAATATTTGAATCGCTTTGTTCTACAATTAATTTGTAATAAAGAATTTCAGTATCAATGATTGCATTAATCAATTCTGAATTAATTGCTGCTAAAAATTTTGCATCTCGTTGACTGCCAAAAAGTGCCATATAATTCTCCCCTTATCCAACATAAATTTTTAATGGAACTTTTGCTAGCATCTCGTGCATTTGAGTTGCTTCGGTATTTTGACGAGTCATCATGTTTTCTTTAGTTAATTTATCTAAAAATTCTCGCAATTGTGTTATGAGTGCCTCTTTTTCAGACTGTCCTTGTGATGTTAAATCACCGCCATTGAGTGTTACTTCACCATTTGGAATAGGAACGCTACTGTATTTGCCTCGTACAAAGCCTAACATTTCTTTTGATAACGCCGTTGCATATTTAAAAATCCACGCACGCCCCATATCATTAATGTTACTGTATGTTTGATATGTATATGGTATATTTGATGCGTCGCTAACAACATCGTTTAAAAGTGCTGTATTGCCGAATAATACGCCTTGATTGTCTTTATCTTCTGTAACTATAAATTCGATATATACATTTTTAAAATACGGCGTTGCTGAGCTTGATCCGGATGGCGCTACTGGCACTGGCCAGAATTTAATATCATCTCCATGCAATTCAAATGAATAACTAGATTTTCTCACAGTATCATTAAATTCAATTGCCTGCAATCTAAACAAATCTGCATTAATTGGCATCATCATAAATGATACAGATGGCGAAAATCCTCCAAAATCAAATGCATCTAATAGCTGTTGCGAACCTAAACCGGTTCCGACAAACGGGTCAAAGTATCTTACGATAGCAGGCGGTGGATTATGAAGTACTCGTTTTACTTCAATTGACCCCGATGATAATACTAATCCCAAAGACTTTGATATTGCAGTTATTAAATTATATGTTTGTTGTCCTGGCTCAATGTCAATTCTTGCAGTTTTCCAAGATAATGTTCCCCCAGAATCTGCTTCAGTACCGTATGCTTTTGAAAGCTTAGTTATATACCCAAATGAATTTCCAACTAATGCACCCGTGAAACTTTCGTCTGTTAAAAATGCAGATTCTGTTTTTATACCCAAAGTGTTAACTAAATTATTAACAATATTAACTTGATTAACTTGATTTGAATATTCAACAATTGCTGCTTCAAATGCCGTATAAAAATTAATATCTTGCAATTCTACATCCATGATTGGATATCCCAAAGTTTGGGCAGCTAATCTTGCAAATTTGTCAGCATGTTGTTGAAACACAGCATCATTATCAAAAAATCCAAAAGGTGTATCACCAGGCTGAAATGAACTAGACCCGGGCCATATTGGTTTTTGAACGCTGTAATCCATTATGCTCCTTTTTTATATAAATATCAATACGTTTCATTTAGAAGTTTTAAAATTTCATTCAATGATTCATGACGATGATTATCCAATAATATAATTTCATTAACATAGCGAGATTTTGTTAATTTAGGTACTTCGTGCACTGCTGAATCATTTGCAAACTTTAAATCTATTTGATATCGATCACCAGTGAGTATCATGATACTGTCTTTACCTAATCGGGAAACAACCATTTGAAGCTGTTGTTTAGTTAAATTTTGAAATTCGTCTACAATACAAATTGCATGATCAAATGTACGTCCCCGGAAGTGTGCTAAAGAAACCAATTCAATATTTTCTTCTTTTTCCATTTTATCCAATATTTCTGGTTTATTATAAACTTTACGCATATTGCTACGCAACGGAACTAACCATGGATCCATTTTTTCTGCCAAAGATCCAGGAAGAAATCCATTGTCTTCGTTTGAAACTGTAGGACGCGTTATGATAATTTTATTAATTTGTCGTTTAAAAAACATATCTAATGCAACTTGAACTGCTAACAATGTTTTACCAGATCCAGCTTTACCTAATATAAAATTAAACGGCGTTTCTATGATTTTTGCTTTAGCTTGTTTTTGTTCTTCTGATAATGTTATTGAAAATTTAATATCAGTTTTAGGTGGAGTTTTTTCCCTATTTTGAGTAGCCATAACTAACCTTTTGATTAAAATAATTTTGTAAGCGTTGTTTGTTGAAGCGTCATGTCTTTTAATGTTTCAATTTTACCTAAACACATTTTTCGTATAGCAAAAAATGTTTCTTTTGGTGGATACGGAGTCATAACTTTTATTTTGATTAATTCTTTATCTGGACCTAAGTCTCGTTCTATATGTACCATTAAAACTAATCGTATAGCTCGGATCCGATCTAATACATCGATAAGGCGACCTGCATATCGTATTTCTACAAACATTTCGTATTTGTGTCTTTCTACTGCCATATTATCATTTTAATATAAATATACAACCAGTAAGAAAGGGTGACCGAAGCCACCCTTTC